CTCCGCGCGCTCCCAGTGTAGCGCGTCTGCCATTGCTTCTTCGCTTACGTGGTCATGGTCATCGTATTGATCTTCGAGCATTACTTCCGCGCATAGGTCGCACGTTGGTACGATGATGTTGTTGTTACGATCATCATATCTGTGTTCACATACTGAACAAATAAACATATTAAAACCTTTTTTTGTGTGTGTTATCGGATTGTGCCGGTGAGACTATCAAGCTCACTTCTTAATCGAGCTTCGTTCTCTAGTGTAGCAACCAGAATATCAATGATTTGTTGCTTGTCGCATTGTTCCATCATTTCGCGGATTGCTTGTGCGTCTACGTTGTATTCGTTGTTGTTGTTGTTGTTATTCATTCTTAAAACCTTAAAAGTGTTGTTGTTTGTTATGTTATTATTATCGTCTATAGGTGTGACACGTTAGGTCACTAGTTGGTAGGAATCTCAAAAGAAACGTCACATTCGTTGGGGTTGTTGTATAGGCAGGTAACTTTGTTACCGTTGATGATTAACTCATCTGCCCAGACAGCAATGTGAAGAAGATGCTGTGAAACGCCTGCCATGCGAGCTTTGAAGATGATTTGATGCTTAGTCATGTTGTTTACCTTAGTAAGTGTTGTTGTTTGTTATACTGTAATTCTAACATAGTTATCGTCTATGTCAAACGCAATCTTTACCAATTTTCGATTTTAAGCAGAATAATAATCGAAGTCGATGCAATGTCCGTCGATATCGCACTCAATCTTAGCGATTTCCATATCGTCGGAAGTAATCTCGATTGTGCCATTAGCAGGGATAATGGCGGGGTCGATTGTGCATCCTACGGGATTGTATTCGCAGCCGAAGATTGCATCGTAAAGAGCGTCGATTGTGTTGAAGTCAAAAGTCATTTTAGTTTTCCTTAGAAGTTGTTGTTTGTTATGTCTCCCATTATACATACTTATCGGCATTTGTCAATAGCCACCTACACCTAATTTAGAAAAAAGGGGGTAATTATTTGTTCAGAAGATAACGGCGGATTTTTCCCCGTAAATGCCGGGGTGGTTCAGACACAACCAAGACAAACAATAATAATATGTCTTATCTAAACCATCTAGACTTGACGCTCTTGAAGCGATTTCTCATCAAATCGAGACAAATACATCGCCGCCAACCAGACACCGGTAAAATCATCGCCCAGCTTGCCGATGCCGGTGTTACAAGCCTCACAGATCCAGCCCCTAAATTGATTCGTTTCGTGACAATGGTCCAAAACTAGAGTCTTGTGCGATTTATTACCACAGCATTCGCACCTCTCAGGCATGTCAGGAGCCACCTTCTTCAATTCACGTCTAATCTTCGCCTGCTCCCTCACACAGTCCTTACAGCGCGAATCAAGACGGTCCTTGTACATCTTATGCGCAGAGAAGGCCGCCACACTCTTCTCCACCCCACAGATTTTGCATGTCTTACTCTTTGCTAACATTTTTGCACATCACACATTCGTATTTAGTCTTGGATATCATCTTGAATACTTTCGTCCCGCACTGCTTGCACACGGGAGGCCCGTAGACATACCTTGAAACAAACTTCTCTTTTTTCTTGCTCATTCATACTCCTCCAGTTTCGTATTTCATCAACGGTCCTGTAGCATCCAACACATTGGGCGTTTTCTAATTTGCACTTTCCTATACAGGGCGATTTCATTTAATTTACCTTGATTTTACTGTAAGTATACAACCCCAGCTTTTATCCTACCAACAAGCCCCTTGTCGCGCAGGATATGAAACATTTATTAGAGAGCCACCAATCAGTTGTTCTTGTTGGGAAGGTTTTGGGTGAGAGCTGACCAACTCACTGCGTTCGATAAATTGTTTCGACACATCTCATTACTGAGACCATTCAACTGCCAAATGTGTCAGGCATGGTTAGTACCTGATTCCAACTCCTAACATTCAAAAGAAAAATTTCAATCTGGAAACCCCACCTTGGGAGGGTGCCACCGTCCAAGCGCCACAGACAGGACAGATTTTTAATGTGACAGCGTTAAAGAAATTGTTCTAAATCTAAATGCTCCGGCGTAATGCCACCATACTATATACTTATCATGCAAAAAATGCACAAATTATGGGTAAATTTATTTACCCTGTGTATATAACTAGTTGTAAACCCCCCAAAGGAGAAAAAAATGAGCGAAAAACCCAAAGAAATAGAGATCGAACTACAAATGCGCTCGACGGCAGAGCTTGATGAGTCTGTTAAATCCGACTTGGAGCAAGAAGACAAGTCGCTGGCGTCACTTTTTGAAGAAGAAGGTGAAGATGAAGCTACCTGAAGGTGTCACAGAGGAAAAATTCATGGTGGCTTTTAATTTTGTTGTAGATAAAATCGCCCATAAATATGTATTTACGTCGTTTGAGTGTGAAGATATACGTCAAGAGGCGTTTTTGATAGCACACAAGGGGCTTGATGACTATGATAATTCGCGCCCACTTGAAAATTTCCTATATATACACCTAAGCAACAGGCTAAAAAACTTCAAACGTGATAATTATTACCGTTATGAGGTTGGTGACGCCCAAAAAATGCAAGACATCAAGAAAAGCATACTCGAACCCATAGATATACATGAATTATATCACATTGCAACCGGCTCCACCATAGTAGACGACGCCCACCTATCAGAAATACATGAGTTGATTGATGAAAAACTTCCTGCAAACATGCGCTCGGACTATCTCAAGCTAAAAAATAAGGGCAAACTCACAAAAAGTCGTAAAATTAAAATAATAAAAAGACTACAGGAAATAATAAACGGAGAAATTGACAATGAAGAAGGGTAGATTCTCCAATGAGGAAATGCAATTTATCGAGCAGAACTGCGAGGTTCTTTCTCCAGAAGCAATAGCCAAGACTCTAGAGCGTGATCCTGAGTCTGTTCGTGGCTGGATTGCCGAAAAGGTCGGATTTTCTTCCTCTCAAAAGAAAGAGGCGGCTGTAGCTAATGAACTAAAAACAAAACCATACTATAAAGAGCTATCTCATCAGTTTTCACAAGAAGAATTGGAAATGTTTCAATTTCATTTCAAAAAAATGTGGAGCCAGTTCAAAGATGATGTGTTTCATACTGAAGAAATGCAGATAATAGATACGATCAAGTTAGAAATCCTAATGAATAGGATTCTACGGTCTCAACATGAAAATCAGGAAGAAATATTGCTTAACGAGCGTCTTGTTCAGAATGAAAAGGCGCGAGACAAAGATCAACGAGATATAGACTATATAATGAATTTGGAACGCCAGATAGCTATTCTCAGGGCCTCACAGGAGACCCTTAGTAAAGACTACAAAGATCTTCAGTCTCGAAAAGCGACGATGTTAAAAGACCTCAAAGGCACAAGAGAGCAGCGTATCAAGGCTATTGAGGACTCAAAACAGACGTTTGCATCGCTGGTGAAGCAAATCGCGACCAGTTCAGAGTTTAGGTCGAAAATAGGTATAGAAATGGAAAAGATGCGGCTGGCAACTGAAAGAGAGAAAGAACGGCTTTCAGAATATACTCAATATGAAGACGGTAATATCGACCAGCCATTTCTTACGCCCGAAACACTAATAGACAAGGACCAATAATGAAGGCAGTTATTTTTGGTATTACAGGACAAGACGGTAGCTATCTAGCAGAACTCTTACTAAGTAAGGGGTATGAAGTCGTCGGAGTCACCAGAAGATCAAGCACTCCAAACACAATTAATATTAATCACATCTTGCAAAATATCGTACTCGTAGAGGGCGATGTAACTGACGGATTTAATGTCAGCAAGATCATAGAAGAACATAAACCTGATGAAATATACAATTTGGCTGCACAGTCCCACGTCGGAACCAGTTTTAAGCAGCCGAATTTAACATGGGACATTACTGCTGGCGGTGTTTTGAATATCTTGGAGGCTATTAGATATTCTGACAGAAAAGACCAAATACGGTTTTATCAAGCCAGTAGCAGTGAGATGTTTGGTAAAAATTTCTCGATTACCAAAGGAAGATATGGGGACATCAAGTTCCAAGACGAGAACACTCCTTTTGTGCCACAGAGTCCTTACGCCATCGCAAAGTTAGCAGCGCACCATTTAGTGCGAAATTACAGAGAAGGGTATGGTATACACGGCAGTTGTGGCATTTTATTTAATCATGAAAGCGAAAGGCGTGGAGAAAAGTTTGTAACCAGAAAGATTACCAATTGGATTGGGGAATTTGAAAGCTGGCGCGGTGGAGAGGTCGTATTTGTAGACGAAGAAATCTATTTGTACGATCACGAAACCCAAGAAAGGATTTCATTCCCAAAGCTAAGACTTGGCAATCTAGATGCAAAAAGAGACTGGGGACATGCGGAGGACTATGTAAACGCGATGTGGCTCATGCTACAGCAGGAAAATCCAGACGATTATGTTATCGGCACAGGCGAAACACATAGTGTCAGAGAGTTTCTAGATGCTGCGTTTCGCAGGATTGGTATTGATGGCTGGAGTAATTATGTTGTTGTAGATCCAGAGTTTTATCGTCCAGCTGAAGTTGATTACCTTCTTGGCATACCAAAGAAGGCTGAAGATGTTTTGGGCTGGCAGAGAAATGTTAGTTTTAGTAAGTTAGCAGAAAGAATGGTGGATAGCGATGTCGAAAAGGCGAGACTACGGAGACCCGATTTACAAACAGTTTCGTCTTGACGTGCTAAAACGAGACAATTATACGTGTCAAATGTGTAATAATAAGGGGAGAAATGTTCGTCTGAATGTACACCACATAATAAAGTGGAGTTCAGCCAGCTCCCTGCGTCACGATGCAGATAATGGTGTAACCCTTTGTAGGGGCTGCCATAAGTCTGTGACTGGCAAAGAGTCACATTATGTTTCATACTTCAACGAGATAGTTAGGAGAAATAAAAAATGAGCTACGATAGATTTTCATCTTGGTCTTCCGGTGGTGAAGATGAGCAGGAAGACCCACAAGAGTCGCTAGAGCCTGTTCAGCCAGAGGAGCCTACAGAAGCGCCGGTATCATCAGATAGCGTCATAGAGGTTCTTGAGGCACTTGAGCCGGGCGAGAGCTATGAAGCCGAGATTGGTCCAAGATGCTTCGACCTAGTGTATATCCACATGAAAAAGACATCACCATCAAACAGGCCTTCATACAGGGATGGTAAAATATACTTTACTAAAGGTTAATAATGACAAAAAGCCAAATACCAAAATACACCGTAATAAAAGACACTAGAGAGCAGGATGGATGGTTCTTTAGTTCTTATGATAAGTGTAGTGGTATGGAGGTTGGAACGCTTCACACCGGAGACTATACTCTAAAGGGATATGAAGATGTTGTCTGTATAGAAAGAAAAGCATCTGTCTCCGAAATAGGTATGAATTTAGGAAGGAAAAAAGAGGCGTTTTTTAATGAAATGGAGCGCATGAAAGATTTTCATTTTCGCTACTTGCTGCTTGAGTTTTCTGCTTCGGATGTGATAAACTACCCAATGAGTTTGCTTGACGAAGAAGATAAGCGCAAATACGAACTTTACAAAAGCGGCCAGATTAAAAAACCAACAGGAAAGAGATTTGATATTGTTGACCAGACAAGACTTAGTGGTAAATATCTTATGAAGTCTCTCATGGAAATATCCATAAGGCGAGATATAAATGTTATTTTTTGCGACAATAAGTATAATGCTTTTATAATTTGCAACAGCATCTTCAAGAGACTAAATGAACTTTTTAATGGAAAAGACAATGACGCTCAATAGAGATATGGTTGGCGAAATTCATGGATATGGGATAGACGTAAAAAATAGGGAAATATACATAAATGAGTTTGATGATTCGGGTGAATCTGCTGGTGTGGATCATCGCATGTTGCAGAATTTTATAAAAAACATAAATATACTTAAAAGTCAAAACACTGAACCAATAACCATTCACATGCAAACAGTGGGCGGTTGCTGGTATTCCGGTATGGGTATATATGACTGTATCAAGAGTTCTAGGTGTAAGACTACTTTTATAGCATATGGACAGCTTTGTTCTATGGGTACGGTTATAATTCAAGCCGCAGCAAAAAGACTGATAACCGCCAGCTCTTCGTTTATGGTCCATTGGGGCAGCAGCGAAATAAGTGGACATTACCTAAGCTCGCAAAATCTAGCGGCTTTTGAGAAGTCCGCAGCGCAGCAGATGATTGATATTTATTCTGATAGGTGTTATAAGTCTGGTAAATTTTTCAAAGACTCAGGATATTCTTTGTCGAAGGTTAAATCATACATAAAAAGAAAATTAAACAACGGGGATTGGTATATGTCTGCTGAAGAAGCCGTATACTATGGCTTTGTGGACGGAATATATAAATGAAAGATCATTCAAAACAACTAGAAGACGCTTGGCTTGGTATTGACGTAGATGAGTCAACCTTGTTCAATCCTATGGATTTCGTTATGCAGGACTCTGACAACGAAAAACTGCTAGAAAGAATAGCTTGGTTAATGATGCGTCCAGAGTATTTTTCATTTGCATGTAAATATATATTAAATATTGAAGTATCTCCTTTCCAGTCTCTGCTTCTTTATGAGATGTGGAACAGAAAGTTTCCAATGCTTGTCGGTAGTCGCGGCATGGGTAAATCTTTTATATTGTCCGTTTACCCGTTGCTTCGCGCTCTGTTTATGCCTAGAAGAAAAATAATTGTTGTAGGCGCTGCTTTCCGTCAGTCCAAGGTTTTGTTTGAGTACATGGACACCATATGGAAGAATGCGCCAATATTGAGGGACTTGTGTTCAAGCAATAGTGGGCCTAGAAGAGATGTGGATAGGTGTGTTATGCACATCGGCCAAAGCACTATTACTTGTCTCCCGCTCGGTGACGGTAGCAAGATCAGAGGTCAGCGTGCTAATGATATCATTGCTGACGAATTTGCCTCTATTCCTAGAGATATTTTTGAAAACGTTGTTGCTGGTTTTGCTGCCGTTGCCGCTTCTCCAATAGAAAAGGTCAAGCAAAAAGCAAAAGAAAAAAAGGCCAAAGAGCTTGGGATACCTATTAGCGCCCCAGAAGACAGAGATACTGGCGCATCTAAATCGAACCAAATTATTTTATCTGGAACGGCATATTATGATTTTAATCATTTTGCTGAGTATTGGAAGAGGTATCATGCTATAGTATCTAGTGCGGGAAAAGAAAACAAGCTACAGGAAGTTTTTGGCGGCCCTGTTCCAGCAGACTTCGACTGGAGAGAGTATTCAGTTATTAGGATGCCCGTAGATAGGCTTCCAGACGGATTCATGGATAGCGGTCAAATAGCTAGAGCAAAGGCTACTGTTCACTCAGGTATTTATCAGATGGAATATGGCGCCGTGTTTACTACGGACAGTCAGGGGTTTTTCAAGAGGAGTTTAATAGAATCATGCACAACGTCTCAGATGAAGCCAATAACACTGCCTTCTGGAGATGTGTGTTTTGAAGCTATGCTAAAAGGCGATCCAAATAAAAAATATATTTTTGGTGTCGATCCTGCTTCCGAGGTTGATAATTTTAGTATAGTGGTTTTAGAGCTAAATAGCGATCATAGAAGAATAGTCCATTGTTGGACGACGACTAGAAAGCAACATAAGGAAAAGTTGAAATCGAAATTAGTAACGGAAGACGATTTCTATTCATACTGCGCTAAAAAAATAAGACAGTTAATGAAAGCCTTTCCTTGTGTTGAGGTCGCTATTGACGCTCAAGGCGGTGGGATAGCAGTTGTAGAAGCTCTGCAAGACAGAGATAAGATTGGCGAGGGTGAAGTTCAAATATGGCCCACGATAGAAGACAAAGAAAAAGACACAGACTATCACTCTGGGTTACATATTCTTAAATTATGCCAATTCGCTAAGGCTGATTGGTTGGCAGAGGCTAATCACGGTTTAAGAAAAGACTTTGAGGATAAGTGTGTTTTACTTCCATTTTTCGATACGGCTAGCATAGGTCTATCTATTGAGCAAGATAAGGTTTCTGGTAGACAGTATGATACGCTTGAGGATTGCGTGATGGAGATAGAAGAGCTTAAAGATGAGCTTTCCATGATCGTTATGACTCAGACATCAAGCGGCAGAGAAAGATGGGATACGCCAGAAGTAAAGCTTGGCGCTGGTAAAAAGACTAGACTGAGAAAAGATAGATACTCCTCTCTTATAATGGCTAACATGTCGGCTAGACATTTTACAACCGTTGAGAAAATAACAGAATTAGAAGTTGGCGGATTTGCTGAGTCTAATGCTTCTAGATTTGGAAATTCTGGCAAACTATACAATGGGCCTGCTTGGTTTTCAGATAAAATCCAAGATATCTATTAAATTGTGTAATAATAGTATTACCATTTCTATTAACAATACCATTGGGAAAATTAAATGTCTGACGATCTTTATCTAACATGGGATAACGAGTCTCAAAAACAAGAAGCATACAAGTCTACGGCTAACAATATTGACGCCTACGAAGGTATACAAAAGGCTTCTGCTCATTCATACGGCAGAAGAACCAGCTATATTGATATAGAGCCTAATCGCTCCGTCAGAACCAGCTTTAATAGAAGTGATTACAATGCTTTTCGTCCCGGTGAGGCTGTTGCCACCAAACAGAAAAGGCTTATTGCTCAATGTATGCAGGCATACAGTCGTGTTGGTATAATTAGAAATGTTATTGATCTGATGAGCGATTTTGCAAGTCAGGGGCTTGTTCTTGTACATCCCAACAAGACTATCGAAAAATTTTATAGAAAATGGTTTCAAGAGGTTGGTGGCACAGATCGCTCTGAAAGGTTCTTGAACTATCTTTATAGAACCGGCAATGTAATAACCCGAAGAAGCACTGCAAAAATAAACACGAAGCAAGAAAGAGCTTTGAAAAGCGCAGTCGCCGCTGACACAAAAATAGAAGATATAAACTTTAAAAGCAGAGAAATACCTTGGGGATATGATTTTCTAAATCCTTTAAGTGTTGATGCTGTTGGCGGTGTTCAACTAGGAAAGCCGGAGTATGTGATGAAACTATCGCATAATTCTCATCAGGCTTTAATGTCCTCTAATAATAAAAAGACGCTACCTCAAGATTTGTACAATAGATTAAAAAATGGTGAAAGAACCATACCTCTAGATCGAAATAAAGTTGATTTTTTCTTTTATAAAAAAGACGATTGGATGGTTTGGTCTGATCCAATGATTAGCTCTATTCTTGATGATATTATCATGTTAGAGAAAATGAAGCTAGCAGATATGGCGGCTTTGGACGGCGCTATTTCTAATGTTAGACTTTGGACCGTTGGTGATTTAGATCACAAAATTATACCGACTAAGGCTGTTATCAATAAATTAAGAGATATACTAGCCAGCAACGTCGGCGGTGGAACGATGGATATGGTTTGGGGACCGGAACTGAAATTTACTGAAAGTCAATCTCAAGTATATAGATTTTTAGGATCTGAAAAATATCAGCCGGTTCTTACGAGTATCTATGCCGGTTTGGGAATACCTCCTACCCTTACCGGCGCCGCTGGCGGTGGTGGTTATACTAACAACTACGTTTCGCTAAAAACGCTTGTCGAGAGACTAGAGTACGGTAGAGAGATACTATCTAGCTTCTGGAGAAAAGAGATAGCAATAGTTCAAAAGGCTATGGGCTTTAGATATCCTGCTGAAATACATTTTGACTCTATTGTTCTATCTGATGAAGCAGCCCAGAAAAAATTACTGATGGACCTTGCGGATAGAGATATAATTTCTCAAGAAACCCTACTTGAAAGATTTAGAGAGATACCTTCAATTGAAAAGGTTAGAGTTAAAAGAGAGGTTAGAGATAGAGATTCCGATCCGCTTTCTCCTCAAAAGGCAAGTCCATATCACAATCCACAACATGCCCATGATGTTGCTAAGATTGGCATAACCAAGGACATTGTAGACAATGAAGAATATTTTGAGAAATATAATATTCCTTTTAGTCCTCCTCAAGAGCCAGTAGAAAGCGTCCCTCAGAATAGCCCAAGGCAGGAGAAAAACGAGCCGATTCAAGAAGCCGGTCGTCCTATGTTTTCTAGAGATACGCAAAAAAGGAAACAAAAAAGGGTTCTACCAAAAAGCTCTGACACGACTGTAGCTATGTTATGGGCTATGGATGCGCAGGCGAAGATATCAGAAGTTCTATCTCCTATTGCACTTGCTCACTTTGAAAAGAAAAATATTAGAAGTTTAACCAAGTCAGAAGTAGATCAGTTAGAGCATTTAAAATTATGTATACTTACTGGGTTGCAGCCATTTATGGAGATAGATGAAACAATAATCAAAAACTTGTTAGAAAGCCAGAAAAACCCACCAAGAGAATTCGTTTCCTTCGCGTCTGAAAAGGTTGAGCAGTTTGTTAGCACAAATAATAGACAGCCGAGTAGTAATGAGATGAAGTTAATTTAC